TCAGTAATAGGCAGCACCGTCCGTACCGCTGCCGTTGACCAGCGTGGCCGTAATCGGGGAGTCGCTGGAAGTGGGATCGGCGAGGAACGTGCCGCGCACGTTCATCACGATCTGACGGCCGGGAATAACCTCAAGCGGGGTTACGGTGAAAACCACATTCTCGTCGCCGCCAGACTGACCGTTAGCTTCGAACTTTAGACTGTGAGGAACGCCTGCGCCATTGTTGGCACTCACATTACTCACGAACTGAAGGTCAATCGAACCATGCTTGATCAAATCGGCAACCCACGCCGTCCCTGCATCCGGGTCGATGGCCATTTTGTTGTAAAGCGCACCATCGTCGGCGACCTTCACCACCATATTCAGCATAATCTGACGCTGGTTGATGGCGAAGTCATCCGGAACGTAAGAGCCGACAATCCACTGCTGATCCAGGGGGATCGCGGATTGCAAGCTCAAAGAGCCCTGAAGGACTTTCCAGGCAGTCGCATCGGGGATTTCAATATGAGAGAGCACCGAAAGAAACTGCGGCCCCTCATCCAGGTAGTCGCCTGGTGACCATGTGGCGGTGTCATCCTTGGCAGGCAGTCCGCCAACAAAGGCAGCCTGAGCCCTCACGAAATCCGCTGCGCGGAACGTGAAATTCAGGGCCTGCAAGCGACAGTCCTGATACTGATGTCCGAACATCCCACCGGGGCTGTTGCGGATGGTGTAATAGGGTGCAGAAAACTGGCTGGTGTCAAAGGAAAACTCATGGGTGAACGTCCCCACGTCATCCACGGCGCCTTCAACGGCGTTCGCCACATTGCCAAAATAACCCATCAGCAAATGACCGATGGATTCGGGACGGGGAATCAGACTGATAGGCCCACCGCTGGTGACGCCCGCTTTTACGACGGATCTCGGCAAGGCCCCCCCGCCAACCTCCATATCAAGAGGCAGGTTGACATTATTGGGGCCAAGAGCGGAACGAAGCAAAAGCAGGTAGGTGAACTCTGCATCAGTTGTGTTCGGAGTCCCTTTCGCGGTCTGTTTTGCAAGACCGATATAACTTCCTTCTGAAGCAGTCATAAAATCTCCTTACATGCTGTAAACTTTGGTCGTTTTGACTTCAAAGCGGATATGAATTTCAAAGTCCCATGATTCAGGACCACCGTTTTGAAGTGTCTTCGAGTGGATATTCTTGTTGAATATCCTGCCCGACACATGCTCTCCATCAATGAGAATGTCTCCAAAATCAGTACCCATCAAAGACTTCTCAATACGCGCCTTGATCACGGAGGCAATCTTCAGCGCATCGGCTCTCTGCTCTCGAGTTCTCACAAGGAGAAGCCGGGAAAAGAGATAAAACCGCCGCCGCCAGGTCATTCCTCCGCCAATCTCAATTTCATCCTCAACAGGCTCATCAATCCATGTCCAATCATCAAAGTTGAACGGATCGTTCTCATAAAGCTCAATGGAGATCCGGGCTTCCTCGTAGTCAGGATTGTCAAGCAGGGGTCCTTCGACCACTGTGCCAGCCTGCGTGGTATCCTCGTCGGCGATGTCGTCGATAAGGTCTGTGTTCAATTGCGTGGCAATCCGATGTAGGATTGCGTAATGTATTGTTGTGTCAACCATCAGTCCGCCTGATAGAGATAAATAACCCCGCCCTTGCTTCTCTCAGCAATCTTGGCAAGGTATTCATCCATGAGATTGTGTGTTTCATAAATCATCGGGTTGTCGTCCCGCTCACCGCGCCGTCTGAACCGATCAAGGTTTGATTGGCGAGTACGAGTCTGCTCGAGGCACTGCGCCCGGACATAGATATTAATAAGCTCCATATCTCGCTCGGGGACAGTGAACTCAAAAGTGTCATCCTCGGCAGACGAGGGTAAGTTGTGACACCCGGAATAGGTCAGGAAAATCGAGTCGTCCGAGTCGGTATTGATCTCGATCCCACTCGATGTTTCCCAAAAGTGCGTTGGAGTGGCAAGTGTTTTGTACTTATATCCTGGGCGAGCCAGCCTTCTCTTCAGGTACGTGTCTTCGGGACACTCGATAGCAAGGACATCCTCAAAGTCGCTCGGGAAAGGGTAGACCCCATCAACAGGGTCGATCTCCACACGAGTCTCTTTTGGAAACCACTGTGAGTAGTCGCGAAGCGCATCGCACGTATAAAGATAGATCAAGCTGTCAGAGAACTTCGGGTTGTCACCCTCATCTTGAAGGTAGGCCCGAATGTTCGACAGAAAGCTCGCCCAGGTGGTCGTCATTGATTAGCTCCCGAGGTTCAGATCCGCACCGGCGGAATAAACAATGCGGGAGTATTCCGGGCGGAACATCTGAAGCTTCAAAAAACCGCGCCAGGAAAAGCGATTGATGAGCTGCAAGTCATCAATCTTCGGCAGAATGCGAATGTTGGGCCGTTCGCCGACACCCATCACAACGGACGGGCCGCCAATGAACAGGGAAGCGTGCACGTCCCGACCATTGGTCACGATCGCGCCATCGCTGTGATCCTTCAGGAGCGGAATCGTGAAGGAGATGTTGTTTCCGTCAATGGCGGAAATTTTGCGAGTCTCCTGCGATCCATCGTCCTCATCAGGCGGGGAGGCGGCGTCACCATCGTGGATAGTCACCCAGTCACCGACACTGAAGACAGAACCGTCAGCAACGGTCACGTAGGTGGTTGCGCCAGTCTGACCAACGTTATAAACGCCGTCAACCGCAGCAGCACCATCACCAGCGCTGGCAGCACCGTCGAGAGTTGTTTCCGCCAACACCTCACCATAGTTGCGCATGTGCAGGCGGTTCGACTTCACAAACCGCACACCGTTCCACATACCAACCTCACCGGTGAAGATCCGGCCAGTGCCTTCATAGGCGTTGACTTCCATCCAGGGGGAATCGGCGTTAGAGCGGATGTCCCGGATCACCCGAGGGGTGGTCACGCACACGATGGCCGCGCCCTGACCATCTTCAGGGGAGAAGACGCCGGGGATGCTGGATTCTTCCAAGTCCACCACAACGTCCTCCACGTAGGTGGGCGTCATGATGTCGGTTGCACCAAGATCAGTGCGGGCAGAGTTCGCGCTTCCTGCATAGTACGGCGAACCGTGGCTCAGGAAAGCGTTGCGGGCCAGAATATCAATTTCGTCAGTGACCAGTTGGCCCAACTTGCCACGAACGAGACCACGCAGATCGCCCTGGTTCCAGTAGGTAACCTGATCGGCGTAGTCATTGAACTTCAGCACATCACCATGAATTTCGAGCTCAAGCGAAACCTGTCTCGAGTCCAGGTGTCCACCCTTCAACCAAACGGTGGATTCTGCGTGCGCGTCCCAATCGGGGGAGGCGTCCAGAACCTCAGTGAAGGTCATCGTGCCACTTTTGGCGGCCTCGAAGTCCTCCTTATAACGGCAGAAGTTCATCAGAATCGACTTAACACGAATCGTATCGAGCAGAAGCTGCTCGTAATACGTTCGCTGACTATCGGGGATAGTCGTCGAAAGAAGTTGTCCAGTGTTTACAGCATTAGCCATTGATTTTTATCTCCTTGTAGTTCTCTGGAGATCGACTTACCCTTCTCGTGTCCACTGGAAATATTGATCTTGAGCTTTCGCCCGATCTCTGCTCCCAAGCGGTAGATCATTGATCAGTTCTTGCCAGCCCTCGTGCGTATTAGGCAGAGGGGCGCCGTCCGAGTCCACGCCGCCGGGGCTCAGGCCCTCAGACAACTGCTCTTCTCTGGCTTTGACCAAATCCGACGTCAGATCCAGAATGGACTTGAAGTGCTTTTTGATGACTTCTTCGTCATCGGAGTCCGGCACTGAGTCAACAACCTTGACCAGTTCGGGGTGTCCCATGTCGCGTGCAATCTGAACCTTCTTTTGGAAGGTGGTCAGCTTCGAGAGAGTTTCCTCTTTCTCAGCGAGGCTTTGAGTGAGTTCGTCGATCTTGCTTTGGTTTTGTGAATTGATGGAGTCCTTCTCGGTAGACAGGGTATCAATCCGGCTCTCGAGTTGTTCCTTTTCGGAAGACAGGGAGCCGATCCTTGATTCGAGGTCTCCATGCTGTTCGACGAGCGCGTTGTACTTGCGCTGCAAGCCTTTGAAGCGCGCTTCCCAATCTGTCGTTTGGGTATCACCGGCCTGCTGACCAGGGGAGCTATTGTCCTGCTGCTCAGGGGTGGTGTTAGTTTCGTCAGACATTAGTTACGTACCTTTCTTATGCGTGATAATAGAAATCGAATACCTTGGACCCGTCAGGGGCGGTATTGGGCTCAATCAGCACCTGTGCCACGTCAGTCGCATGTACGGTGACAGTAGGCAGGGTGTCCTGAGCGCCGTCCACAAGGGCCATATAGATAGTGTCTTTGGTCAGCAAAACGGGAGAACCGAGAACGGCAGTAGTGCCGATTGCGATTCCGTCCCCATCGGCTGTCCATGCGGGCAAATCAACCTGGGTAACGGTGGCAAAAGCCTTCGCAGTTACCACATCGTCATCGTTGTTGAGAGTGACATCCTCTGTGATCGCGTTTCCATCAACATCGGTCCCGGTGATTGTCACCGTCCCAGTCAATGTCGCGTCAGCCATAGTCGTCACAACCTTCAACTGACGGGCCACATCGGGGTCAGTCAGTCCCTCAGTAATACTCTGGGTTGCCCCATCATCCAGGGCCACATTCGCCATAACCGCATCATTGGCGGCCGCAGCCGGCCCATCATACTGAAACGATACGCCAGCTAGAATGCCAGCCGATACCAGTGTGTCAATCCGATTGTCGATAGATTCACCCTCAACGAGTTCCGCCGTGATCTGACTCAGCACCTCATCGGTGTTGAAATCAGTCAAAGCGTCTTCGATGAAGTCGAGAATCTCACCGACCATCCGTGACTTGAACGACATGCGGAGTCTTTTCTTCAGATCCGCCTTCCGTTCGTCAGTTACATAAATCGTCATCTTCTCTCCTTCTAAGAATTCTTAGACTTGACCCTGTACTCTTTGCCGCGCCAATAAGTGAAAATCTCACCAATCCGACGTCGGAATAAGACAGGCTCGAATGAAACGTTTCCATCATCGTAGACTTCAGCTAAAATGATTCCTTGCTGCCAGTTCGGGTTACTCACATATGGCGGGTTCAAATCACACAGGCAGAACCCTTCCACACCCTGAACAATGCCTTCCCGGGTCGAAGCGTAAGTCACGCCGCCCCGGTGGGTGTGTCCCGTGAGAGTGTTCACCCGGTAGAATTCCCGTTCGAGTTCACCTCTGGCTGCGTACGCGGAGTGCTTTCTCACCAGAGAGCCGTGCTTGATAATCAGGTTGCCGAATCTCACTTCCCGGTTCGCCATTTCATGCTCCGAGTCGTCATAGACGATCTTCAGACTATCAAGGCCGAGGAATTGAGGGATTTGCAAGGCCCTCAGTTCTGCAATCTCTTCGTGGCGCCACAAATACCTTTGGAGCCGGAGTTCGTGATTGCCGAGAATAAAGACGGCCACAGCGTTAGGGGTGGCGTCCTGCCACTCGAACTGCCCCATCTGCCACAAATCGATTTCGTAATCAATCGACTTTTTTCGCTTAGGGTTTTTGTCGAACTTGGAAAGCGAATAAAAGTCAACGCCATCCGACCCCGCAATCCGTACATCAGGGTCAAAGTCAGAAGCGATCTTCAGAGCCAGTTCCCGGGCATAATCGTCCTGATAGGGAAAATGCTCGTCCGTGGGGAAAACGACCTTAGTCTTCTTC